TCAACGATGGTGATAAGGTCATCATCGACCCTGCATTACCGCCGCGACCAGGCGACTTTGTTGTGGCAAAGAACACTGAGGAAGAAGCTACTTTCAAAAAATATCGCCCGCGTGGCACCAGCGATCGCGGCGAAATGGTTTTCGAACTGGTGCCGTTAAATGATGATTTCCCGACGCTGCAGAGCGAGCGAGACCATCTGCGGATCATTGGTGTGATGGTGGAGCACCGCAAATATAGAAGGCGGTGACACGGATGATGCTCCGCATGAAGCCGCTCATTGCCGGCGCGACTTGCTTCGCCATTCCGTTTGCCTGTTTTTCTGCCCCGACGGATCTGCAAGCCACCTTCACGGTGCCGGCGTCACAAGTTGTTGATGCCTGCGCACGGCAATTGCCGGAGGCCGGCGTCGAGTGCTCCATTGACGGAGCAGAACCGCGACCGTTCGACCTCAACCGAATGGGAATATCGCTGACGCGTGGCGATGCGATGCCGTGGGACGTCAATGGGCCGCCTCGGGTCTACGGAGTTTTGCATTTGACATCGCATACCACTGCCGCCGGGGTTGCCTATTTCACCGGCACGGCATCGGTCTTCAAGCAGAACCTCTTTCGGACCGGACTCACTGAAACCGACATGTATCGCCAACGGTTCTGGGAGGCGGTAGGCGCCAATTTGCCAGATGTCGTTTCGGGTAGCCCTGAAGAGGATCGGTTCCTCGCAGACGCAGACGCGCGATATACCGAGCAGCAGCAACGCAAAGAGCGCGAGGAACAGAAGAAAGCGGCTGCCGAGGCGGCTAAGCAGGCAGACGAGGCTTACCGAGCTTCTCCGCAGTACAAAGCGGCGACGGCTACAAGGCAAGTCGAATCCTGTCGGAACACTATTTCCCGCGCGCGGAAAATGATCGCCCAGGATGAGCGCGTTGCCCAAATATCCGGCTACGAAAACAAGCTGCTGCGCGAGCAAGCTGCAGTCGCTATCGTGAACTGCCAAGACTTGATTGCACGCGGCGGAAACTAGCCCCGCGAACCCATCCCCCAATTCGCCCGCGGCCGTCGATCGGCACCGCGTGCGCTTCCATTTTAGGCCTATTGCACGCGCTGCAATAAGTCGCCTATAGCTATTACCCGACCAGTAGAAACAATCAATCACGACTATTACCCCACGGGACTTGCTATTTTCTACCCGCAGGGTAATATTCATCTCAAGCGCAGTCCACCGCGCGAATCGTGACAAGTGCCCTAAGTTGAGCGGATTCTCGCGAGTCCTCTGTTCTTAGGGCGCATCTCACCAACTTCCAGATTCTTGGAGTGAGAGATGAACGTCCGCAAAGCCATGCACCGTGCTGCAACCAAAAGCCTCGACGGCCATTGCCGTTTCGTCGCGCAGCTCGGCCGCACAGTAGTTGTTCTCTCACTTTCTGATCTGGCCCATTGTCCGAAGGCGCGCATTCAAGTTGCCTTCGCCCGCGGTAAAGAAGTTTTGCCGCGGTGATCGGGAGACATTGAGATGCTGGCAAATCAGGAACAACACACCGCCAAGTCGCGCACTCGCGATGAGGTGGACTACTTCACGCGGGGCATGTGATGAACAGCGCCGCGATCAACCTCGAAGCGCAACGAATTGCCGACTATGCGGCCGGCTGGAATGATGCGGCAAGCGGCCGCGCGTCGCAAAGCCAGTCCATCGGCTACGCCCTCGGCTATCTGGATGCGAGCCGGTAATGCGCGATCTCCTGAAAATCTGGGCTTCCATTTTGGGCCTGGTCCTCGTCGCAGCACTCTTGTCCGGCGTGCTCGGGCAGGCTGATGCGGAAATGAAGCGCTGCAGCGTGGTTCGCTGCACCTGATCCCGTAAAGGCTCACCGATGAACTCCTTCATTCTGGCCCAGTTAGTACTGCTTCTGATTGTGGCGTTTGTTGCTGGCTGCGCCGGGTTCATCCTGGGGAGCGTTTGCGCCACCAGCTCGCACGCAGATCGGCGTGACCCGCTCCTGCTGCGCGAGTTTGAACACGAATGCGATGCGCACTGCTATTCGCGCATTGGCGATTAACTCTCGGTCCGGCCGCTTCCCAGCCGCGGCTTCGTGGGCGCTGTCCCGGCCCACTCTTTTTGGATACCTGACATGAGCTACGTGACGATGGATCACGCAGGATGGGTCGAAAGCAATATTCGGTATGGCAAGCAGCGCGAACTCAAGAGCCATCCGCTGAAGCGCCCGCGCGACGTCACCAAGGGCTATCGCGCTGCACCGGCCGAGCTTTCACCGTTCCTGCGAAACGTGTTCAACATCCTCGGCATGGTCGGCGGTGGCATCTACAACGCGCCGATCGCGTGGGATGCAGTTCGCTGGAAAGGCTGGGCGGATGGAATCGCAATCCCTTGGAAGAACGATCTGGCGACGTGGGACTTCAACGGGCTGACCAAGCTGGTTTTCCTGTGTCACGAAGCGCGCATCCGGTGCGAGATCCGTTCGAGCGGATTCCACGGCCTGCTGCTCTGCTTCTGGCCGCGCAAAGCCGAGGGCTGCATGGCGACACGTCACCCGAACCTCGCTGAGGCCGTCGAGGCGTTTCGTGAGTACCTCGGTGACGATCACTCGATCGTCTATCGCGAGACTCAAAGCGAAAGCCCGCAAACCGCATAACCGATCACCACTTTTCCGAGAAACATAATGATCTCGATCCAGTCATCCTCGCTGAAAGAGGCTCTCAAGCGAGTCGGCCCGTCGGTCGATCGGCGCTCACATATCGCCGCGTTTCACTCCGTCAGGATTCGCGTCGATGGCGCTTTCTTCGAAATGATCGCGGCCGGCGTTGACGGACAGGCTATGTATCGCGAGGAGCGCTTGGGCGACCCCGACAATGCAATGGACATCTGCGTCCACGCCGACCGCCTTGCGCCTCTATTGAATGTGTCTGGTGACTATATCGACGTCGCGCTTCAGAAAAATTCACGGGCGAAGTTTTCGACGGCAGGCTATGCCGTGACGGTTCCGACGCTCCCCGGCGAAATCCTGCCGCTTACGAAGGCCGACGGTGACGTTATCGCCGACTTCGACGTCGTCGGACTGTCGGAGTTGGTATCGAGCGTGGCCTTCGCTGCCAATGAAAAGGACATCCTCGAGTTCTGCCGCGGCGTATGGATCGAATCGGATGGCGCGCAACTCACGGCTACGGCAACGAACGTGAATATGTTGGCGACGGCGCAGGTAACGACCCGTGCTCCAGAGTTCTCGGTTCTCCTGCCGTCTCGGGCTGCTGAGTTGCTTGTCGACATGGAGCCGAACCGCCTCGTCATCACGAAATCGCATCTGACGGCCTTCCACGGAAACTCCGAGCTCGTGCTCAAGCCGATGGCGACGAAGCCGATCAACTGGCGCAGCGGCCTACCGGCACTGAAAAACGCAATCTCATTCGACGCCGAACCGCTTCGCGAAGCTGTCTCGATGCATCGCTTCTATGGCGACAAGATGGGTTCGGTCAAATTCAGTGCAGAAGGGTCGGAGTGCTCTATCGGGATTGTTGGCCCGGATAACGAGGCAAACATCGATCTCGACGCATCTGACGTGGTCGGCGATGAGCCGTTCAACTTCACATTTCGCGGTGACCAGCTCGCAAAGATCCTGACGCGTGCGCCGGCGGAAACGGTCACCTTTTATTGGGATGCAAAAAAGCCCCGCGCATTCCTCGTTCAAAACGGAAATTGGCGGGGCGTCGTCTCGCCGCTCATCGTGTAACGGAGATTCACCATGAACCTGATTCTTCAAGCAGCCTCCAAACGTGCCGGCCGTGCAGCCAAGCGTGGCGACATGCGTGCGGCCGACGAGGTCGAGCTCGACTACATCAAGAGCAATGTGCCGCTGTACTCGGCCCGTGCCGATGACGTCATCCCGGGCGAATGCACTCGCATGTGCCGCGGCGCCGGGCCGAACGGCGAAACGCGCCTCGAATGGCTCCTGCCAAACGGCAAGACGGTCTATTCAGACATGGATGCGACTGTGCTGCCGGAGTACGAGGACGACGCATGCGGGATGTTTGTGGGCCTGCATCCGGGCCGAATCTTCGAGCTGCTCGAGGCGTGATCTGTCTCGAATGGTTCACTTTGAAAGTAGTTTAACGGCGGTCCGATTGGGTCGCTCTTTCCAAGGAGATGCAATGCAACAGCTTCAGATTCCCCCGCTGGCCGAAGGCGAAGTATATGTAGGCGCGATCGGTGACAAGAGCGGCGATTTCCATCACGTGATTCTGCTGCCGGGTGATAGCGGCTATGCATCGTGGCAAGCCCAGATGGATTGGGCCAAGAGCATCGGCGGCGATCTGCCGACGCGTGTCGAGCAGGCCATGTTGTTCGCCAACTTTCGCGATCAGTTCGAACGGGATGCCTACTGGTCGAACACGCTGGATACCGATCCCAGCTATAGCGGCTGGGCCTGGTTTCAGTACTTCGGCTACGGCTGCCAGAGCAGCGACCCTCAGTGCACCGAGTTGCGCGCCCGTGCCGTCCGCAGATTGTCAATTTAATCATTCGTCCATTTAGGAGCATCCGCAATGACGATCACGCTTGAGGCCATCAAGGTCGAGCACACGAAAGTCGCCGAAATGATCGCGGCTTTTGAGAAGCAGGCCGCGACCACCGAGTATCACGTCAAAGCCGCGGCGATCACGCTCGCGCCAGGCGAGCGCTATGCCGGATTGATTCTCGGCGAAAACGGCGAAGCCGACTATCACCTGATCCTTTTGCCTGGTGAAGTCGAAGACATCGATTGGGAGGGTGCCGGCAAGTGGGCTGCCGCACTCGGCGGTGCACTGCCGACACGCCGCGAGCAATCGCTGCTGTTTACGAACCTGAAGGTCGAATTCCAAGGCTCTTGGTACTGGTCCGGTCAGCAGCATGAGGCGGACAGCGGCTGGGCCTGGTGTCAGGACTTCCGCCACGGCCACCAGTACAGCGGCCCTCAGTCCACCGAGTTGCGCGCCCGTGCCGTCCGCAGATTAGTTCTTCAGTAATTTGATTATTTATCCCCCATGGCCCTGCATACCCAACTACCGATCTACAAGGCCGCGTACCGGCTGCTTGATGTAGTGACTGACATTGTCACCAACATGGAGCGCGCCTTTAAGCGGTCGATCGGCGAGAAGATCAGCGTCGAATGCCTCGAGATCACTGTGCTGGTGTTTCGCGCCAACGTCGCGGCCAACAAGACGCCGCATCTGTCGGAGCTGCTCGAGCGCTTGCAGGTGATCGAATTGATGCTTCGACTAGGTATGGACAAGAAGAAGATCATGCGTCCCGCGTATGCGGCCGCAGTCGAGCTCACGACCAGCATCGGGAAGCAGTGCAATGGGTGGAAAAACGCCGCAAATAATCGCCCGCATCGTGGAGGCCAAGGTTTTCATGACTGAGCGATCTTTCAATCTGGTCGTGCCGCTGGCTCACAAGGCCACCGCCATGCGCATCACGGATACCGACCGCCAGCGTGCGGATCGGTCCGGCGCAGTTTCCCAACTGAGCAATCAGATGGGCGACGTAGATAGCACGATTTCTCCGGCTGGGCCTGGTATCAGAACTTCAACAACGGCAACCAGTACAGCGGCCCTCAGTACACCGAGTTGCGCGCCCGTGCCGTCCGCAGATTGGAACAATGGCTTTACGTTCGCCGATCTGGTCGAGGCCTACCTCGACTGTCGGCGCACCAAACGCAACAGCGCGACAGCTCTCGCCTTCGAGGCGAATCTCGAGCACAACCTGAGGCGCCTGTACGACGAGCTGGCAGATGGCAGCTATGTGCCGGGCCGCTCGAAGTGCTTCGTCATCCTGCGCCCGAAGCCCCGCGAAGTTTGGGCGGCAGAATTCCGCGATCGCATCGTGCATCACTTGGTGTACAACCGGATCGGCCCACGCTTCGAGCGCGCATTCATCGCCAACTCGTGCGCGTGCATTAAGGGCCGTGGCACGCTGTATGCCGCACATCGCCTCGAGGCGATGATTCGCTCGGTCACCCAGAACTGGTCACGACCGGCGTTCTACCTGAAGTGCGATCACGCGAATTTCTTCGTCAGCATTAACAAGCCGATCCTGCTCGAGCTGCTACTTGCGAAGATATTCGAACCCTTCTGGCGTGCGCTGACCGAGCTCGTGCTGATGCACGATCCACGGGCTGACTTCGAATACCTCGGTGATCCGGTGCTGCTGGAGTTGGTCCCGCGCCACAAGCGCCTGATTGAGCAGCCCGCACATCTCGGCTTGCCAATCGGGAATCTGTCGAGTCAGTTTTTCGCCAACGTACTGCTCGACGTGCTCGACCAACGCGCAAAGCATGAACTCGGCGCGCGGCATTACATCCGCTACGTCGACGACTTCATTTTTCTCCACGAATCGGCTGACTGGCTGAATTCGGTGTTGGCCGACGTAACGGCCTTCCTGCCGGAGCGGCTCGGCGTTAGCCTAAATCCCAGCAAGACAATCTTGCAACCGGTCTCGCGCGGCGTCGATTTTGTCGGACAGGTCATCAAGCCATGGCGACGTTCAACGCGACGCCGCACGGTTAGCGAGGCAGTCAGGCAAATCAGCAGCGTCGGTGCCGCCGATTTCCTCGCCGTATCGAACAGCTACTTTGGTTTAGTCGGTCAGGCGTCGAGCAGCCATCACGACCGCGCGAAGCTTGCGAACGCTGCACGCCGGCGCGGCCACGCGGTAAATCGTGCACTGACGAAGACCTATCGAGGTTCGCTATGAACGGCCTGGGATGGTTCGCGCTCACCATATTGGTCGCAGCCGCAGTGGGTGTGGGGTTGGCACTTCTCGGTGAACGGATGAAACGGAAATAGCGTGGCCGCTTACTACAACGAGATCGACCCATACGCCGCGCAGTGGCTGCGCAACCTGATCGCCAAGGGGCATATCGCCGCCGGCGAAGTTGATGAACGGAGCATAGAGGATGTTCGACCAGACGACCTTCGCGGATTTACCCAGTGCCATTTCTTCGCCGGAATCGGTGTCTGGTCTTACGCGCTTCGACTCGCCGGCTGGCCTGATGACCGACCTGTTTGGACCGGTTCCTGTCCGTGCCAACCTTTCAGCGCGGCAGGCAAAGGACTTGGGTTTGCTGACGAGCGGCACCTCTGGCCAGCGTGGCACTGGCTCATCCAGGAGCGTAGCCCTGCAACCCTCTTTGGCGAACAGGTTGCAAGCAAGGACGTCGACCCTTGGATCGACCTTGTTTTCGATGACCTGGAAGCCTTGGGTTACGCCTGCGGGGCGACACCTTTCCCGTCTGCGGGCGTCGGTGCGCCGCACATCCGCGACAGAACGTACTTCGTGGCCGACGCCGACTACGCGCGATCACAAGGACGGAAGCGAGTGCGCCAACGTACCGCTGAACGCACTGCTCGGTCGAGTGGCGTGGCTGGCATCGTGGCCGACGCCGAACGCGGGGCCGCAGAACGACAACGACTCAACGTGGGAAGCGCGGCGAGCGGAGTGCGCAGCTCGTCACGGGAACAACGGATTCGGGATGACGCTGGGCATGGCTGCGACGCTGGCGGGATGGCCGACGCCGCAGACGTCAGACTCGACGGGCGGTGGTCAAGCGAAGCGAGCGATGGGCGAGACGCGGCACGGATCGAACCTGAACGACTTCGCTTTGTTGAGCGTGTCGAACCAGCCGGCCCGACTAACGGTTTCTGGCGAGCTGCTGACTGGCTGCTCTGCCGGGACGAAAAGTGGCGGCCAGTTGAACCCGGCACATTCCCGCTGGCTGATGGGGCTCCCGCCCGTGTGGGACGACTGCGCGCCTACGGTAACGCGATCAACGCGCAAGCGGCAGCCGAGTTCATCCGCGCAGCGCGCGAAGCAATCGAACAATGAGTGAGGACACCATGACCACTAATACAGACGCAATGCAGACACAAACTCTCGACGAGCAGGCGGCGACGCTTCAGCGAGTCTATGACCTCGTTGGGATGGGCGCACTTGCGCGCACGCCGGGGATCTTGTTGGCGAACCTCGAAAACATGAAGCGCCGCTCGGACTGCCTCTCTGGCATCGAGCAGCTTTTTACCTACGAGGTTCCCGACGACGACATGCCAGATGAGATGGTCGACGAGTGCGATCTCAACTGGGGCCATGACCGAGCCGAATACGTCGAAGCTTTCAAGGCTGCGCTGCCGGCGTTCATCGGGCGCAATCCCGAACTCGCCCTGCTATCTGCAAGCAAGCCTGCCGCGCCCGAAGGGTGGAAGCTGGTGCCGGTTGAGCCCACTGAGGGGATGATGAATGCGTTTCAATGCGCGAGCACAAAGGAATATCAAGACATGCTCGCCGCAGCCCCTGCCGCGCCAGCGCAATCGGGGGAGTGGGATGCGTACAGACTGAAGGTGGCCGAAGACTGCAACGAACGGCTTATGTCCGCTTGCTCAGACGCTGGCTGTCCTGATGGCGTCAATATGGCCGACTGGATTCGCGGCTTAGGGATGCTCGCTCCCTCTTGTGTCGCTCCGGCGCCGGATAAACGGTTGCCGTCACGAGAAGAAATACAGAATCTTCGCGATCACGGACACGGGGAAGAAGCCGCCTATTGGGAGGAAGCGTTACGCAAAGCCGCCCCTCAACCATCCCAGCCAGCGCAATCGGGGGAGGCGGTGGCGTGGGAATCTACGACGCCGGCCTATCGGCGCTTCATCACCGACAGCCGGTATCAGAAGCTCAGTCAGCAGGCTCGCAAATGGTACAAGCCATATCGGTGCCATCACTGCGCCGCCCCGCAGCCATCCCAGCCCGCGCAATCTGGCGTGCCGCTGGACGATGAGCTGAAATTGGGCGTCAGTGTGCTGGCTCGACTTAGCGCACAGATATTCGATTGCCCGCTCAATCCAACGATCTCGAAATTTGCACGTGCAGTCGAGGCCAATGTCCGCGCCGCATCCCAACAACCTGTAGAGCAGACTGCTGGATATAGAGATTTCAATGAATTTTGGTCGATGAATTGGGGAGATTTCCCGCACACGGAGGAAGCGGACGCTCGTCATATTTGGGAAGTTGCGACCGAGTCGAAAAACGGAGGCAGCCATGACTGAACGCGGAGCATGCATTCACGCTGATAACCCCAAGGCTTGCTACCGAGTGCGGTGCCAGCTTGGCAATAAGTGCGTTGACGACGATATGTCGCCGCGCGGCGAGGATGCGAATCGCTCGACCGGGATATGTTTCTTCTGTAGTGAACCGATCAATGGCCCGCACGAAGCAGATTGCCCGCAGGCTAATACGGCTCCTGGGGCGCCCGATCGACACGCGATCCTCTACGAGGCAGGCGAAGCGCTGTTGGCAGCAGATCACGGTGAGGCATATGAAGTCCTCTACCGAATGATGGAGAAGTGCCGCCCCATCGCGCAACCTTTGGAGCAGACGCGGGCGCTGACGGATGATGCGCGCGACGCGGCACGGTATCGCTACCTTCAGGGATTCGTCTTTGCTGACCGCGGGCGACGTGGTCCGGCGTACTTCGGCCTGCCATTACCGCGTCCAGTGAGCGACCCAATGCGCGGATCTGTGGCGGAACACTTCGATGCCGCCATAGACGCAGCTCTGGCTAACCAACAGGCGCAGGAGGGGTGATGGACACTTTACGGGGGAAACGGGTCAGTGCGACGGAGGCTGCCGAGATCCTCGGCGTGCCCCGCTACGCGATCAGCCGTATAGACCGCGCCGGCGAGATCATCCAGCGGTACAAGCTCGGGCATAAAACGCACGTCTACGAACTCGAATCGCTCTATAAATTCCTCGCATCATGCCAATCGAAACCATCACAAAAGCCGGCCGCCGGCGCTACCGTTGGACGTTCGAACGCGTCATCGAAGGTGGCCGCGTTCGAAAAGCCAAGCTTCTCCCTGCGGGCATTTCTGCAAAGCAGGCCGACGAGCTAGGGCGAAAGTGGGATGCGGAAACATACGCCCTGCACACGGGCGTGACGAAAGAAGTCGTCACAATCGGAGACTGCGTTCTCGCGCACCTGACAGATAAGCGAGCGGGTTGGAAGGACGGCCTGAAACGAGTACAGATTCTCG